TTGACGGAGTCAATATCGTGTGCCGCGTGCGAATAATCGTACGTAGTACCGTGCGTGATGCTCTCAGTAAAGCCTATGATCAGCTTTTAAACTGGGGGTTGATACCGGATCTATATTTGTTATGGGATTTAGTACCCTATTCATTTGTAGTCGATTGGTTTCTCCCGATTTCCGACGTCCTTGATATCGAGGATATGAAGAATCAGATGGCCGGTAGGTTCGAAATTTCGAACTATTGTGTCTCTCTGAAGTATCAACGCAAGATTGACGGATATACCGTTAAGAATTATTCGCGTTGGGCGAGTAGTGCGCCGCCCAGCCTTGCCGGCTGTTACTGGTTCAAACAAGCGGGCTCATCTAATAAAACTCTCGTGAAGAGGGTTATAGATAGTGCCGCACTATTATTTAGGAGGTAGTCTTATGGCTAAAACTATTAATTTTCTGTTCACTAATCATGGAACAGCAAACAGCCACCCTGTTGTTGCCGACTGTATTGGTCTGACAACAAATTACTCATTTACAGCTGACACATCTGATGAGTGTACTCTTGATAACAAGACAGCACCCATAGGCTCCGAACTGATTACATATCAGTGTAGAGATATCAAAAATGTTAATACCGCACTTAACGTGCAGTATTTGTCACCTGTGAAATCTGGCGTTCAATACACAATTAAATTAGAAGATCTTGCTAGAGTCTCAGACTCGACAGATTCTTCCTTTTGTGTTGATGAGCCGATTGTCATTACCCTGTCTGTGCGTCATCATAAAGCTGATTTAATCACTAATGAAGTAGTAACTGCTGCCTTTAAAAGACTCGTAGCTGCTATTGAGCGCACTGACGGAACATTCCGTTTCGACGATCTTATGAGATCAGCCGAAAGACCGATTGCGGAATAATCAGAATCAGTGAAGAGAGGAATATTCTAATGGAAAAATTTTATTTTATGGGAGCTATAGATCTCTCAATGAAGCAAGTCGATACAATTATTCGTAAAGACTTTTCCAAGGACTTTGATCCAGCTTCAAACCGCCTGACTTATATAATCTGTCTATCGACATGGGCGACTATGATCGCCGATTATCATCAGCCTACCGCAGCTAAACTTATTCAAGCTGCTCAAGAGCACGGATTGAAGGCTTGTATAGCCTCTGCATCTGTATGTGCTGATAGGTTGGTAGCAGGCGAGAGTATTCAAGATCCTTTGTGGGGTCCCCTTTACTATTACGTATTAACGCGTAAACAGTTTGGTTACGGCTTTGCTAAGCTTAAACCGCTCCCTCAGGAAATTGATACTATACGTATCATGAACCAATTGCTGAAATACCCTAAACGATTTTCCGCTAATGATGATAAATCACTGCAGAAAGCCTGTGAGGACGACTTTTCGACTCGACAGGGACAGCTATTGGTGAATGAACGCACTAAACACCCTTATTTAACATCATATACAATTGAGCTTGTAAAACAAGTTATTTTTGATATGATACCTTGGGATGATCTCTGTGAAAAACTAGAGGCATCCTTAGCAAATCATGAGTTTCGATTAACCCCGGGTAGTGCACGAGATGCAAAACCGATTTTAGCAAGTAAGCTATTTCAGATTGCAAAGAATTGTCCCGATGCGCTTCCGGGTGTCTTTGGATACCAACCTTCTTTAAGAGCTGGTTTCCTCGGTGATCCGGATGATTACGGTGACACAGTTAAACTGTGTTCTGTACCGAAAAACTATAAGACTTATCGAATGATTGCACTGCGTCTCAGTAATTTTTTACTCTGGCAAATGGCTTATACCGAGATATATGTTACGGAGCCTTTATGGC